GTTGGTTGAACGCCGTTGCCGGTCACGTCAAAGGTCGGCTTGAAAGCGGCGAAGGTTTTCCCGGCTATAAGCTGGTGGCAGGTCGATCATCCCGAAGCTGGAAAGACGAAGATGATGCAGCAAAAGAACTTTGCAAGATGATCGGGGCCGACCGCGCAATTGTCACAAAACTGATCAGTCCGGCGCAGGCCGAGAAAGCGCTGGGCGCAAAACGCAAAAGTGATATTGCGGACATGATTGCCGTCAATCATGGGGCCGCATCACTTGCTCCCGAAAGCGACACGCGCCCCGCAATAAATGTGAGCATCAATGATTTTGATGTTGTTAATGATCAAAAGATACCGTAGTATCACTTTGCGCATCCCGCGCAATGAAATGTCAAAAAGGGTAATCTGATGACAAAAATCAAAGTTCTAAACGCTCGCCTTTCTTTCGAATCACTTTTTCGCAAAGCCACATTTGGCGGTGAAGAAACGAAATTTGAAGGCACTTTCCTGATCCCAAAATCAGACCCGAAGGTTGATGAAATCAACGCGGCCATTGAAGCGCTGCTGAAAGAACGTAACAAGGGTAAGCCCTTGGCAGCGGACAAGGTGTGCTTCAAAGATGGCGACACCATCGACTATGACGGGTACGCCGGTCAAATGTCGATCAAAGCGTCCTCGGCCAAACGCCCGATGGTTATCGGCACCGACCGCGCCCCGCTGACCGAAGAAGACGGTAAAATCTATTCGGGTTGTTACGTCAACGCCGTCATTGAACTGTGGTTTCAAGACAATCAATACGGCAAGCGCATCAACGCAAACTTGCTTGGTGTCCAATTCGTGAAAGACGGTCAGCCGTTTGGTGACGGCGTGGCTGCCAGTGTGGATGACTTCGACGAACTGGACGACGTTTCAGCCGAAGATTTCCTTTAAACAATCTGGGCGGTGTGTAAAAGCGCCGCCCTTTTTCACCTATGATTTGTGCGGGCAACTCCCGCAGATAGGACTTCTCCCCATGTCACGAAGAAAAACACAGACCGAATTTTGCTTGATTGACGGATGTGATGAAAAAGCCTCCTGCAAAAGTATGTGCAACAAGCATTACCGGCGGTCAAGGAAATCAATATCAAAAGCCAAGCCCCCCACCAAAACCTATATGGTTTGGGCAACCATGCGGCAACGCTGCTCAAACCCAAACAACAAACAATTCGAAGATTATGGTGGCCGGGGGATAACTACCTGTGCCAGATGGTCCACGTACAAAAATTTTTTCAAGGACATGGGGGAAAAGCCCGATGGTTTGACGCTTGAAAGGATCGACAACAACGGCCCATATTCACCAGATAATTGCCGTTGGGCGACCTATATTGATCAAGCGAATAATCGCAGGGAGAGGCCAAACACCTACGGGCGCGGGATAGCCAAAACGAAATACGGTTTTACTGTGGCGTTAAAAGGCAAATATGTTGGGTATCGCAAAACTTTAAACGATGCCGTCGCGCTTCGAAATCAACGTGAAGGGATTGTGTAATGCTGATTTATGATTGTGAGGTTTTCAAGGGCTTTTTCCATGTCGCGTTTATGAACGCGGACGGCAAGGTTGCCACTGTAGAAATGCGCAACGATGACAAGCTGGATGTCGCCAAGCTGGCGCGCCTTATGCGCAGCGACACGCTGCTTGGTTTCAACAACCATTCTTATGACAACATCATGATCGCCGCTGCTTTGGAAAACCGAAGCTGCGCAGAACTGAAAGCCCTTTCCGACCTGATCATCATGTCCAACCTCCCAAGCTGGCGTATTGCGCAGGACAAAGGCATCCAGACACCGAAGGGCTGGGACACCATCGACATCATTGAAGTGATACCCGGTCAGGCCAGCCTTAAAATCTACGGCGCGCGGATCGGGGAACGCAAGTTGCAAGATTTGCCTTACCCGCACAACGCCACGTTGACTGATGATCAGATGGACGATGTTGCAGAATACTGCGTCAATGACTTGCGTGTCACGAAGGCACTGGCCGACAAGATCGCGCCGCAGTTGGCCCTGCGCGTGGACATGGGCGCGCAATATGGCGTTGATCTGCGCAGCAAATCAGACGCGCAAATCGCCGAGACTGTTTTGAAATCTGAAATTGAGGCGCTTTCTGGGAAAACCCTGCGGCCACCCAAAATGGGGGACGGGGCAAAAGTGCGCTATCGCGATCCGAAAATTGTCAGTTTCGACAATCCTGAAATCACCGCTATTTTCAAACGCATCTGCGCGCACCATTTTACGTTGTCGGGCAGCGGTTCTGTGCAGATGCCTGATTGGCTGTCTCAAACCAAGATCAAGATTGGCGCGGCCGCATATCAAATGGGGATCGGCGGGCTGCACTCGACTGAAAACGGGCAGGGCGTTAAGGCTGGCACGGGCCACGCCCTGTTTGAATTGGACGTGGCGTCGTATTATCCAAGCATCATTTTGCAGCAGGGTCTTGAACCCGCGAACATGGCTGGTCATTTTTTGCCTGTTTACCAAAGCATCGTGACGCGGCGACTTGAGGCCAAGCGATCCGGTGACAAAGTGACAGCCGACACGCTCAAAATCGTGGTCAACGGCTCGTTTGGAAAGCTGGGGAGCAAGTGGTCGAATTTGTATGCGCCTGACCTGATGATACAAACCACGATCACCGGGCAGCTTTGCCTGTTGATGTTGATTGAACGCCTTGACGGTATCGGTGCGGCCGTGGTCAGCGCCAACACTGACGGCGTGGTGATCTTTGCGCCTAAATCCATGGGCGATGCGATTGAACAAGTTGCCTTTGATTGGCAGATCGACACGTCATATGAACTTGAGCGTACCGACTATCGCGCGTTGTATAGCCGCGACGTGAATAATTACATCGCCGTAAAGCCTGACGGCAGCACTAAGGCCAAGGGCGTCTTTGCGCCCGCCGGGTTGAGCAAGAACCCTGATTTCCCGATTGTTGCAGAAGCCGTGGCCGCGCATGTGTCGGGGCAGGCTGATTTCCGCGACGTGATCAACGACTGCGCCGACATCACCAAATTTGTGAGTGTGCGCAAGGTGACCGGCGGGGCGACGTGGCAGGGGGAATCCTTGGGCAAGGCTGTGCGGTTCTACTATTCCAACGCCGTCGATCAAAATGAGTGCATTCGCTATGCCAAAACCAGCAACAAAGTGCCGCGATCAGACGGCGCGCAGCCCATAATGGACCTGCCGATCGCGTTTCCTGATGATGTTGAAAAAGAGCGCTATGTCGGCATGGCGATGAAAGTTTTGAAGGGGATTGGTTATGCTTGAGCGCGACATCGAAAGCGCCTTGGTGCGCCGCGTCACAGCGCTGGGTGGCACGTGCGAAAAGTTCACGTCGCCGGGACGGCGATCTGTGCCTGATCGACTGATCACAATGCCGGGTGGCCGCATCATCTTTGTGGAACTGAAGTCGCCGGGTAAAAAGCCGACCGAACAACAAGGGCGCGACCACACCAAACGCAGGGCGCTGGGCTGTGATGTGCGGGTGATTGACACAATGGAGGGCGCAAATGCATTTAAACCGTGAAAACCTGCACGAATACCAAGAACGATCTGTTGATTACATCATTGACCAAGGGCGCTGCATGCTAGCGCTTGGCCTCGGGCTTGGTAAGACGACTTCCACCCTGACCGCGATCAGCGATTTGGTTGGCGCGGGCGTTGTTGGCAAGGTGTTGGTGATTGCGCCGCTGCGTGTGTGCAATTCTGTCTGGGCGCAAGAAGCGTTGAAATGGCAACACACCAATCACCTGCGCGTCTCAGTCGCCACGGGTAGCGCCAAGGCGCGCACCACTGCACTGTTTCGCTCTGCGGATGTCTACGTGACGAACAAGGAGAACGTGCAATGGCTCGTTGACCATTATGGCAAAAACTGGCCCTTCGACATGGTTGTGATTGACGAAAGCAGCACTTTCAAAAATAGCCAATCGAAGCGATTTCGGGCCTTGCGCAAAGTGCTGCCATTCGTTGAGCGGCTGGTTTTGCTGACCGGGACACCAAGCCCCAACGGCCTGCAAGACCTGTGGGCGCAGATGTTCCTTGTCGATTATGGCGAACGCCTTGGGCGCACCTTGACGGGGTTTCGCCAGCGTTTCTTTGACAAAGATTATATGGGGCACAAATTTGAAATCCGTGAAGGGTCGGCGGAAAAGATCGAGCGGCTGGTTGCTGATAAGGTAATCCACATGAGCGCAGACGATTATTTGAATTTACCAGAGCGCATCGACATCGACATTCCCGTTGATCTGGGGCCAAAGGCAAAAGATCAATATGACGCTTTTGAAAAAGAAATGTTTGTTGCGCTGGATGATGGCGAGGAAATTGAGGCCATGAGCGCGGCTGTGCTTGCCAACAAGCTTCTCCAATACAGCAATGGGGCGCTCTATACAGACGCCAATGGCGCATGGGCTGAGGTCCACAGCGCCAAGCTGGACGCGCTTGCTGACCTTGTCGATGACAACACCGGCGAAACAATGCTGGTTGCGTATAATTTCAAAAGCGACCTCGCCCGGCTGCGTAAGCGGTTTCCGCAGGCTGTTGTGCTGGATAAAAATCAGGACACCATCGACCTTTGGAACAAAGGCAAAATCCCGATGCTGTTGGCGCATCCAGCAAGCGCAGGTCATGGCCTGAACCTCCAAGACGGCGGCGCGCTTTGCGTTTGGTTTGGGCTGAACTGGTCGCTTGAACTGACCCAACAATTCGACGCACGGCTCCACAGGCAGGGGCAGGGACGCCCTGTGCGCATTGCGCGCCTATTGGGTGCCGGGACGATAGATAGCCGCGTGGCAAGCGTTTTGCGCAGCAAAGACGCCTCGCAATCATCGCTGCTTGCAGCACTTAAACCGAAGGACTGAATATGAAACGAAGCGACACCCTGAAAACAGCAGACCGGTTGATCAACGGGCAGCGGCAGGTTGACTACGGATCACCGCAAGAAAATTTCGAGAAGATCGCCGCGCGCTGGTCGCAGATTTTGGGCGGGTTTGAGATTGAAGCGTGGCAGGTCTGTTTGATGATGGCGGACTTAAAGATTGCCCGCCTTTCCAATGGCCCGCACGGCGATAGTTTTGTAGATGCTTGCGGCTATCTTGCGCTGGCTTCGGAGTTGGCTGGATGTGCGACCGTTGAGGACGACAGTTGAAATCAATTTGGGATCAATCGGGCGTCCAGACTAAAAAAGACCCGCCGCGAATGTTGCAAGGTTGCTTGCTATCGCGACGGGCTCAGTCATGGAGGAGTGAGTGGAGTGCCCGTATACTGCCTCAAAGGGACGCCCCTTGCAATACTGATTGCCGATCATCAACTTTTTTACATTTAGATGTTTACACGCTCCGCGATCTATGCGACAAGGTACGTGAAGCAACGTAGAACAAGGAACAGAACCAATGACCATTCATTCTTCCCAAGCCGCCAACCTCGCAACGCAATACCATGATGTTATGCTGATGGTCTCAAATCGCAGCGCCCTTCACCTCCCCGTCAACAAATCGCCACGTCAAGCGCTTGAAGGATACTTGCAGGCTTGTAAGGTCTGCGGTGTCCGCTTGCACAACGACACATGGGAAAAGCGGGCGGAACGGGTCGCTGACGAACTCACCCAAAAGCGCCGCGACGCTTGGTCAAAAATGCTAGGGCAGGCTCAGTAATAAGCCGCCCCCACCTCACCCCCAAACTCAAAAAGGAACCGAACAGATGAAAAATTGCCCCATTGAAGCCCTCAGAAAGATCGTCAAGGACGCCGAAAACATTGGCGTCACTTACATGGTGACCGCCGTGGAGGGCGGTCGAATTGTTGATCTTGATGACGCCCAAGAAAACATCGAAATCGCCTATGACCAATGGGTGGAAGGCTTCAAGTTTTGGCCCCATGAGGATGTCATTGTCTGGCAAATCCAAGGCGTTCTTGCGCGCGACATCACGCAATACTTTATCGACACCTATTCAGAGGTCTGCGAAAACCGCGATCTCCACAACATCTTCAAATCAAACGACGAAAGGTCATAATATGATTGTCAAAGCAACTGTAATGAACATTTTGGATACGCAAACCAGCTTTGCGCGGATGCCAGATGGTGAAGAAGTTTTCATCCCGGCCATCATCGCAAAAAACGCGGGTCTGACCATCGGTGATGAATTCAGCTTTCGCGTGAAGCGCCAGTTTAACAAACCGGCAGAATATATCGCCCTTGAGGCAATGCCTGATCCGGAGCAGCCTTCCGCTGTCAAAGCAAAAACGCCGCCGCTTGAACGCATTGTCCTGCAACACGTCGCCGCCCATGGGATCGTGACCGCTGATGCTGTTTTGAACGCGCTGAAGGACCATGGGGTAAACGCCGTGGCGGACATGCTTGACGATCTGCACGGCCGGGGGGAACTGGCGCTGGCATTTGCGTACCAAGACGAAAAGAGCGATGAAGGTCTTGCGCTTTATGCCTTGGACCTGAAAACATTCAAGACATTGGGGGAATGAACCGATGAACGTCACAGAAATTCAAACCGAACTGGGCGTGCTGGTCGTGCAGATGACCGATCAGGGGGCGCAGTCATGATTGCTTTTGATGTAAAAAACCGCTTCTCAGGCGACGTACAATTCACCGCAAAAATTGATTGTTCAGAAGATGATACCCACTCGTTAAAGATGGGCCTTGCTGTAAAATGGGCGCTGGATAACGGGGCAAACCTTAACGGGGCAAACCTCGACGGAGCAGACCTCGACGGAGCAGACCTCTGCGGGGCAAACCTCAACTGGGCAAACCTCTACGGGGCAAACCTCGAAGGGGCAAACCTCAACGGGGCAAACCTCAACGGGGCAAACCTCTACGGGGTAACCCTCTACGGGGTAAACCTCAAAGGGGTAAACCTCAAAGGGGTAAACCTCAAAGGGGCAAACCTCGAAGGGGCAAACCTCGAAGGTGCAAACCTCTACGGGGCAAACCTCTGCGGGGCAAAACTCGGAGGGGCAGACCTCAACGGGGCAAACCTCTGCGGGGCAAAACTCGGAGGGGCAGACCTCAACGGGGCAAACCTCGAAGGGGCAAATGGCGTCAATGAATACGTTAAGTGCATTCAAATTGAGGCGTACCCGATCACCTACACTGCGGACATTTTGCAGATTGGTTGTGAGCGCCACCCTATTGAAGATTGGCGCACATTTGGCTGCCACCGCATTGTGGCAATGGACGGTAAAGGCGCGCTTAAATTCTGGGCCAAGTACAAAAACTGGATATTCCAAACCATCGCACTGTGCCCCGCAAAACCAACGGGGGTGGGCCAATGATGATGCTCCGCGCCGTGACCGGTACCGCCACTGAAAAGCTGCTTATGCTGTCGAGCCGCGCCGTTTGCAGGCTGGTCCATGGTCACTTCATACTGCGGCAATCAGGGGCGGGTGAAATTGATCACGCAGCCCTTACCGAACTGGCTGACAAGCTGGGCCGGATCGCGCACGATGAAGCACGAAAGGCGATGCAATGACAACTTGTCCACACTGCGACAAAGAACTGATACTTGCCCACTGTTATGCAGAGGGCAACGTGCTCACCTACGGCGGCACTGCCAAGACAGCAACGCTGTGCTGCGGCAACATGGTTGAGCATTCCCGCGTACAGTACACGGTCATTCGCGCTGCGAAAATGCCAAGAGATCGTGAAGACGATTGGGGTTACATCGCCGAAAGGCCAAAAGCTGAAAGGGCTGCACAGTGAGCATCCCCGGATATGCCGCTTGCTACTTAGCCATCGCTCTGGTCCGCCTTTTGTGCGTGGGCGCTATGTGATTATAGGGCGAGACGCGGCACCTCGCCCTATAATCACTCATCATTCACCTTCGCTTTGCGCTTATGCCTATTTTTGACAACATATCAGCACCGCCAACACGCGCGGCCTCTTGCTCGTCGTGCCATCGACGGGAGTAACGCGGTATGCCATCGGCAATGCGCTGCTTCATTTCTTCGGACACCTCTTTGGCCATCCGCTCAAAGTCGCGCTGCAATTCCTCAAGGCCCTCCATTGGCAGCTTATCCAGCCATCCAGCAGGGCGGGTGTAGTTTGTGAAGCCTGCGCTGTTGCGCGATATGTAAATCATCACGATCATGCGGTCTATTTCGTCTTGTCTTGGCATATCGCCTTATCCTCTCAGTTATTCGGAACAGTTTCAAAATCAGACAATTCTAACGTGACCCAAAATTCAGGCCGCGTGGCGTCACTGCATGGCCCAACAACGGCAAATGCAGCATTCGGCTCATCACATTCATCACCGCTTGCATCCAGCCAAACCGACACAGGCCAGACCTTACCGCCTACCATCAGCACGATACCCTCCTGTCGATTGATCGCTTCAACAGCCATCATTCACCCTCCATTGATTCACTGCGAGTTGGAAAAAACCTACGGAGGTGTTGCCACTTGTCAAAAAAATCCACCCCCATGCCCAAGCGGCTTTCTTCCGAATAGAAATTCAGAGCCTCTTGAGACCAGTAAACGCCTTTCGGAATATCAAGAGTTACCATCATCCCCCCCTGCGGCCCGCTCAAGCGCGGCCATCCTGATGTAAGCGGATATAGTCAGGCCAACCGCCTCAGCGGCGGTCAGCAGTGTTTTGTGTTGTTCTTCGGTCAGTGTGACCGGAACCCTTGGTTTATTCATGTGATTTTCCATTCTTGCACATTGCACCACTAGCACCACCTGTGCAATATTAAAAGGTGCGCGAATGGTGTGCGGATGGTGTTGACAAGGGGCGGTTTATTTGGGACAAGGGGTGCAAGGAAACACACAAAAGGAACGGACAAATGAAAAACCTCATCACAGCAGCAATCATCGCAATGGCAGCAACATCGGCACAGGCCCGCCTAGAAAGCGACTTCGCAGAGTGCGTAGCGAGACGCATAGCAGTCGAAAACGGAACGACCCTAGAAGCGGCTCGCGCCGCAAGACCAGCCGGTGTCCGTGAGGCAGAGATCACCTTGGCCATAATGGCCTTCGGCTACTTAGGGCTGCCCGAAAGCTTAAAGCCCCAAGGCTTGGTTGTCATGCTGACAGAATTCCCAGAGTCCGCAGCCTGCCTGCGCATCTTGGAAAACTGATATGACAGGCGGTGGCGCAAGCCCCGCCAGCCGATCAGTTCAGCCCGCACAAAAGGAACGATGAACATGGATGACTGCACGCAAGGTATTAGTATCGCGCTGCCAGAAAGATCAGACTGGAACAGCAACCGCCTCACACTTGTGGAGCAACCAAGCAGCATGGGCGACATGGTTCTTGTGTGCGTTCACAAGGATGACGACGATCCAAATCAAGGGGTAACCGTTAAAGTTCTGAAAACAGACCTTATTCGCGCTGCGGAAATGCTTAAAACAGACTGGCAATCATTCCCACCAGCCGTCAAAGAATAGGACCGCCAGCCGATCAGTTCAGCCCGCATCATTTTAACCAATCATCACCCGCAAGGGCGTTTGAATATATATGAAGGGGACCCCCAGACAACCGCCGCATAAACCGCGCCAATGGGAAATGTGGCAAAGCCTAACCGCGGGCTGTACTGATCGACTGAAACCAAAAAAGGGAAACACAATGAATATTGACGACCTCACAATCAAGCAAGCCAAAGAGCTTGCAGCCATGTTCGGCTCTAACACTTCCGAGCCATCATCACCGCACATTGGCAAAAAGTGCATCATTCGCACGCATGCCAGCGGCGTACATTTTGGCGAACTTGTTGCCCAACACGGGCGGCAGGTAGAACTGCAAAAAGCCCGCAGGCTGTGGCGTTGGGACGTGGCCCCGCACGGCATCAGCCTATCAGAAGTGGCGGTATATGGCCCCACGGGATCGCGGTCTAAAATCTGCTGCGTCATTGCTGAAATGACCCTTCTGGATGCGCTGGAAATTATCCCGTGCAACGTCAAAGCCGCAGAAGTTATTGAGGCGGCAGAGGTTTACACGCCATGACGTTTGAGGACCATGGAAAAACACTGATATACTGCACTGGCTCTGGCGATGGTTATGGCTCTGGCTATGGTTATGGCTCTGGCTCTGGCTATGGCGATGGCGATGGCGATGGCTATGGCTATGGCTATGGCTCTGGCCCCGGCTCTGGCTCTGGCTATGGCTCCGGCACTGGCTATGGCGATGGCGCTGGCTCTGGTTATGGCGATGGTGATGGCGCTGGCTCGGGCTATGGTGCTGGCTCGGGCGATGGGTTTGGCTCTGGCTCTGGCCATGGCTCTGGCGATGGCTATGGCTATGGCTCCGGCTCTGGCTATGGCTATGGCGATGGCGATGGCTATGGCTATGGCTGAAACGACAAAAACCCCGCGCCCTTTTCAGGAACGCGGGGTTTTGCTGTCTTATCAGGAAGCCAGAACCTCCGCGATTGCCTCAATCTTACCGTTGGCGCATGTCGCGCTGCGCAGGTGTTCCGTTGCCAGAACAGCAAGTTCATTGACCGTTTTGACCTGCCGTTCGCTTATTGGGCATGGCGTCAGGGTCTCTGGTGGGATGTCTGGCTTGATGAATGTCGTTTCAGTCGCGCAAGCCGTTAAGAATGTCAGCAAGGGCAGGATCAAGAACCGCATCGGGAATACCTCCGGTCAGGATTGTTTCGATTTTCGCGGCCATGTCCGCGCTCTGCTGCGCAAACCGTGCCGCGCGCGCTTTCTCTACATCACGCGCAAGGGCCGCTTGCTCCGCCTGCGCCCGGTACGCGGCAACCGACCGCTCCAAGCTGGCGTTTTTGACTGTCAGGGACGCATTTGCCCGCATCAGCCACATGGACCACCCCCCAAGGGCTAAAGCGACTGTTAGGGCCGCATATAGCGCGTACCGGGCGATCATTCGTCACGCCCCCGCTGCCATAGCCAGAACGCAACGCCAATGGCTGCAATGACCAACACGGCCCCTATTGCCCACTGCACCGGACCGTCCCCGGTCAGGACCGTGCTTGCCGCGGGTGCCGCAACAGCGACCGCCCCGCCAAGCGCCTTGGGGTCTTTCATGGCCTCGCCAATCGCCGCCGTTGTTGTGATCGGGCCATCGGCCTTGGCCTGCGGCTCTTTGATTGTTGCCGTGGCGCTTGGCAGGTCGCGCACCATGCGGCCCGCCTTGTTAGCCACGTCCAGCACCCGGCGCTCCCACCCGCGCCCGAAGGCGTCCCAATGCTTGAGGCGCTTGAGCCATGCCAGACGGTTTGCGCACAACTTGGCGACAATCTCGCCTGCGTCCATCTTGGCAACCGCGCTCAAAGTCTGAAACCCAATCGCGCCATCGGCCGTCACGCCGACAATCCGTTGCAGGAACTTCGCCGCCCGCGCTGGCCCTGAATTTACTGCAAAATCAAACACCGCATAATCGACGCCCGAAGGCAGATCATCACCCATGATCTTTGACCAGTATTGGTTTCGATAGATGGACGCGACCTCTGCGTCGGTGATGTGTCGCACATCTGTTGCGGGCATTTTGTTGCGGGTAAGGTACGCCGCATATGTGCGGTGCGTGATGCCCTTGTTGGTTGCCCCGCCCGGGTCGCGCGGGTGGTTCACATACCCGCCTTCGTGGACAAGGACCGCCGCAAGGGACGATTTGAAATTGGCCTGCATGTCTATTCCTCCGGTGTAACGTCCGCCCAAGGGCCGGACGCGAAAAGGTTTGTTTGCTCGTAGGGTGGTGTTGGGCAGTTGTCGTGGGTGACAAAGATACGCCAGCCGTCCGGCTTTTCGCCTTTCCACCGAATGAGCCACGGCCCCCATACCTCGACTTCTTCGGATGGCGGGCGGCTCACCCCGACCAGCCCCGTGATCCGGTCCTCCGGGGATGTGTCAACGGTTGTGCGTTTTGAAGGCATGCCCTCAAACTGCACCCGCGCCCTGATCAGATCGGGTATGACGTCGCAGCGGTCTTTGCGCATCACGCCATGCACAACAATGCCTCCTTCAATCACCTCGGACCGTGTGACCTGAACCAGCGAGAATGGCGTCAGCCCCCGCATGTCCCTATACCCGCGATTTTCCGATAGCGTTGCATCGACTTGCGGCCATGCAATAATGAAACCAAGAAACACCATTGCAAAAAACATCGGCGCGTTGCTGAGAAGTGCCGCCTTTGTGTTATTCATTTTTCCCCCCAAACTTTCTGCGTACCAAATCTTTGATCAGGTCGCGGTCCATCAGCAGCGCAGTGCCAACGTCCAGAATGATCAGCCCAAAACCCATGATAAGCACCGCCGCAAATGTGGGGCTGTTGTTCAAGTACGGCGCAACACCATCGGCCAAGCCATAGGCCAAGAACGCCGATGCCGCTGTCTTGGCAATGCGCTTGAGTGGCGCTTCCTTTTCAGCGTCTCGCGCAGCGACATAAAACGCCATACCCGCGATGACGGCCCAAAACTCTATCTCTTTGCCCAACATTGCGGCCTTTCTGCGCTACTGCTTTCACGCGATTGCGCTACTGCTTTCACGCGGTTCATGCGCTCATGCGCTTCAAAATGTCGTGAAGTTCGCCGGGGGTCAGCCGCCACGGTTCCGCAATATCATGCCCGCCCGCGTTGCAAATCAGGCCCATCAATTCGCTGCAAAACACTCGGCCGCGCCTGCTCAAATGAAAGGGCGTGACTGATGTGATCGCGCCCAGCATGCAGTAAGGGACCGCCTCCGCTGCCATCCATGCTGCGAATGTCGAGGCGCTGGCATGGTCCCCCAGCACCTCGAGAAAATCCCAATGCCCCGGCCTAAAGCTGATTTGCTTTTCGCGCACCTTGCCGCCATCGCGCTTGCTGGCGCTGATGCAAGTGTCACCCATCACAAATTCAACGTGTGAATATGGCGATCGGCTGGCAAGGCGGATCAGCTTGTCAGTGGCGGTCCCCGGTGCTTTGTAGAAGGCGAAACGCAGCATCACCCAAGACCATATGCAGCATCAGCGAGCGTTGCCGCCTGAGCCTGTGCATCGTCTAGCACCGCCTCGCGTTCCGCTGACGTTGTGGCCTCAACAAGCCAAGCATCAGTTACTTGGCGCAACCCGCTGACCCTAGCAACAATGGCCTCAAAAACTTCTGCCTTGGCAACGATGGCCGCCGCTTGGTCAGTAAGGGTTGCGCCTGTCAGATCAGCTTCGTCTTGGATCATCGCTGTTTGATCCGCCCTCGCTGTCCCTGCAATGACTGCCCGTGCTGCCTCTGCTTTAGAAGGCCATGCGGAAACTTCTGCCGCTGGGTACTGGTCAGTGATCTTTTTGGTCAGACCGTCGATGAAACCAAGCATTGCTTCCCGCGCAGACGCAAGATCAGGGTAGCGGATAATGTCATGCAAGGTCCATTCCTGCACCCATTTACCGCCTACCTGAACAATGTCCCCCGGCAAAGCATATTGCTTGCTTGCGTCATGCTCAGGTTTTTCACTGGTATAGGTAAACACACCGTATTCTGCCAAAATCCCCAAACTCGGTTGCTTGGGGAATGATGTACGTGGGTTGTCCAGTTTGAACTGCCTGTACGTGTATTTTTGCGCTTGTCCGTCTGTAACTTTAATCAGGTCCATTATAAACCCTCCGCTCTGATTGCCATGTAGGTGTAGGTGTGTTTACGCCAGTGCGTCACCCGTTAGAGTTGCGTACCAAGTCGTCCCGCCATCAACTGTAAATGCTGTGATTACATCAATCTCGCCAACACCGGGGGTGTCTGGGGCTATACCTCCGGACCATTTGACCGCTGCGGGATAGGTCAGAGATGCGCCGGTGGTCATGCTGTATTGGTAAACGGCCTTGGCATCGGTACCAACCACGTACATCTTCGTGCCGTCAGCATTAAAGGCTAGGCCGGTTGCGCCTGTATCTTGAGAGGCGACACTAAAGCTAATGCTGGCATATGAAGCTGTGCTTAGGTCAAAACCTGTTGAAAGATTGTATTCATAAACGGTGTCGCTAGTTGACCCCAGCATGTACATCTTCGTACCGTCAGTATTAAAGGCTATGTCGTTGGGGTTTATATCTTGAGAGGCGACACTTAAGCTAACGCTATCATAAGAAGCTGTGCTTACATCAAAACCTGTTGAAAGGGTGTATTGATGGACGCTGTCGTTACCAACCCCCGATAGGTACATCTTCGTGCCGTCAGTATTAAAGGTTATGGCGCTAGAGTTTGATTCTTGACCGACGACACTAAAGCTAAGGCTAGCATATGAAGCTGTGCTTACATCAAAACCTGTTGAAAGGGTGTATTGATAGACGCGGTCGTTAGTGATCCCCACCATGTACATCTTTGTCCCGTCAGTGTTGAAGGCTAGGCCGTAGGGGCTTGATTCTTGAGCGTTGACACTAAAGCTAACGCTATCGTATGAAGCTGTGCTTACATCAAAACCTGTTGAAAGGGTGTATTGATAGACGCGGTCGCTACTGCGCCCCAGCATGTACATCTTTGTACCGTCAGGGTTGAAGGCTATGCTGCTAGGGTTTGCATCTTGAGAGGTGACACTAAAGCTAACGCTATCGTATGAAGCCCTCCCCAAGGCAAAACCACTTTCACCACCACCCGTCAAAGCCAGCGTGAAGCTATCAACGGCGGTTGTGTTGGACAAGGTGAATGTTGTGTTAACATTAGGCGTTAGCGTAAAATAGTTCGCCGTAGAAATGTCAATGTCAACTGTCGCTGCTGGGGTTAGAGCTGCAACTGAATCGTCTGAGCCAAACGCTAGCCAGTCAGCCCCTTCGACGGGTGTTGTACCTGCTGCGGCTGTGCTTTTCTTGGCGAAAACGGACCCTCCATAGCTGACACTCTGCCCGATTGTATAAAGTGTCCCCGCGTCATAATCACCTTGGTAATTCGCAGCCCCAACCGCCGCCTCCGACGCGGCAACAGTTGTCGTTGCAGCGGCAGAAACGGTGGCAGCAGTGCTGGAAAACCAAGAAACCGCCGTCGACAATTCGTCCTTGAACGTGACCATCCACGCAAGGAAGGCATCGGTCCGGCTGCTAAAAGTTGAAGGTGACGCCCTGCTCGGCGCGTCCGGCGGCGTGGTAAATGTAGGATCGGACATTAAACTAGGCTCCTGATTTCAAGGTCGAATGTGGCTTTGTTGGCGTATTGGTAAACCATGGAAAAGCGCCTGAAAAACCCTAAATAAACCAAGTCGCTTGCGCCGTCCGGCGTATCAAATGACCAGATTGTAGGGATGCCGCGCTGGTCTGCAACAACCCGCTCAAGATAACGCACGCGCGCGCGATCGACAACAACCATCGGCGTTGCTGTTCGGGCATACCCACGAACAACGGGTGATGTCCGCCCGAAGGTGTCCTCGTTCAGGCGCGTGTAGTCCTCAATTCCAATAGGCATCTGGTTCGACGTAAATCCAAGAACCTCTGCAAGGCCCATTGCGATTTGACCGACAAAAACCGTCGTCCCGGTGAACGTGATTGTCATCGTTGCCGATTGGTATGGAGGTAAGTCCGACACGCAGAAGTTTGACCGCTGAATTATTGGCGCGAAAAAGTATGACCAGCCATCAAAAACAGCGCTATTGTCAACAAGGTCGTATGTTTCATTGTAAACTTCACCCTCCGCAGGGTCGTCGATGACGATCTGAACCGCAGCAGCGTTGATATTGAGGAAAGCCACTGTGTCAAAATATTGACCGGGGGTCAGCACCCATTCCGCACTGGTCGCTTGTGACGTCTGGTCCTGCAAGTACCCGTCAAAAACCTTCCATCGGTTTGTGGCCAGACCTTCAGTCCACCAAGTACCGTCATCTGTTTCGGGGTCATTACCAAGGTTGCCAGCCTGCACGCTTTCCCAAATTTTATGGCCCTTGATCACATTCGCGGCAAGCGCATAAGTGGTCCCGACCGCCCAAACGGGGTGGTCAGTTTCGGGCACCGTACTGGAAACCAAAATTGCGTCTGTCACGTCGATCACTGGCGTCATTTTCGCAGTCATTATGATACCTCTGTTGTAACGACTTCGCCAAATGCGGTGCCGGGTGTGCCGATGTTGTCCCACTTGTCGAGGATTTGAGCGGTACGCGCTGAATTCCTTGCGACGCTAGAAGCGATTGCCGTTTGCTCATTCCGAAGCGCCCGCAACTCAGCAACAACCGCTGTATTGTCGAGCGCCGCCTTGCTTGCGCTGTTTGACATGACTTTGCTTGGCCCGGTGTATTCCAGCTCAGGGCCGCGTTCGCCAACCATGCGCCATCCGCCGCTGTGCGCGCCGCCATCCGCGAACGCAGGGATAACGCCCGTTCGCGCCTCTGTCGATCCTGAAATAAGATCACGAATTGATGCAATACTCATGCTTTCACGGGCAAGGTCTACATAATACTGCAAGCCCGCTTGGTCAGCCCCGCGACCAAGAACTTCTCTGTAGATGTCCTGAATTGCCCGCGCGTTGCTCGCGTCTGCAAACTGGTCAAGGGTTGTGGTTGACCCGAAGACCCCCGTGGTTGAACCCGTGACCGGCCCAACACCAGCAAATCCACCTGCCTTGGCGTTCTGGAAAGCCGTCATGGCTTCTGCTAGGGTCTGAATTGCGGTTTCGATACCAAGCAATCCATCGAGCTGCGATTGCAGGAGCGCCACTTGCTTATCTGATTGCGCCTGCGCGTCTGCTATTTGCTCTTCAAGCAACAGGACAGCTTGTTCATCTGCCGCCATCGAAATCCCGGCAGACTTCTCAAGGGAGGCAATAACGCCCGTCGTCTTGTCGAAGTCCTTGCGATATTCCTCAAGAGTTGAATACGTGTCCGCAGAAGGGTTCGCCACGGCACTCAGAGCTTCTCTCAAAGCCGCTTGATCGGTTATGGGGTTGCCCACCAGCGAAGCAAGATACGCCGCCGCAGCGTCCTGAGATTGGCGCTGTGCCGTGACACTTGGGAACACGCGGGACCGCAGCGCATTGGACAGCGCGTCTGCGATGGCCTTAGAGTTTTGCAAGCGCTCGCGCGCGTCGGTCAGCCTGTCTTGTAGCGCCCCGATGATCAGAGCAAAATGGTCCCGCGTTGCCTGCTGTTCACGCGCGAAGGCCGCACGCAGATCGTCCGCCGCGCCGTTGTACGCCGCTTCGTTCGCGTCAACAACACCCGCAAAAGCGCCGCTCATCGCGATCAACTGCCCCGCCGTGTCAAGGTCGCCCATGCGCTCCGCTTGTTCCACCAGTGCCCTGAAGCCTTCGATTGTTGTCGGCATCACAAAGCCAAGCTGTGCAAGCGCGATCCGCATTTGGGCAGTGGCGTATGCTGTGCGTTCAGCTTCGGAATAGAAGCGCTGGTAATATGCCGTCGCCGCCGCGTTCAGGTTTTCCATGCTGCCAAAGATGTTGACGAAAGATTGTGCCAACGCCGCGCCTTCAAGGGTGGCGTCAAGCATAGAAAAGCCCAAAACTTCAAACGTGGTATTCACGCCGTTCAGGCTGTTGACCAGCATGTAAAGCGTGTCAGACGCAAGTTCACCTTCTTTGGTCATCCCCTCAAGGCCGGGGATCAGAACCGCGAAGTCATGCCCAAGCTGCCGGAATTTGGCTGTCAGTTCGGCCTGAATTTGGTCTTCCGTCATGTCCTTGAAGCTGGATTGGAATTCATAGGTGAACTTGTCAAACGCCTCGGCACCGACACCCAACGCGGCGGCGGCGTCCACGATGCCCTGTTGCACTTCGTTTACGGCCTTGACCATGGGCGGGATGCCTTCGTCGTACCCGTCGAACGCCTGTTCGCTGTCCTTGCTGGAAAGCCCCCAGAACCGCTTGGTGTTGATCTTTTTATACCCTTCGATCGACACGGCCATGTTTTCCGCAGCGAAGTTGATACCACGGTCCAATTCGGTCACTTTCTTTTTGAAGAATGAGATTGCAGCGATGACTGCCATGACGGGCAAGGCCACCGCACCCAGAGCCGCGCTAATCGACGCAATGCCGGGGGCAGCCATCGCTGCACCAACTTGCCCGCCGATGGATGCAAACCCCATGCTCAGACCACCACTCAAAGTGGCCCCCAAAGCGTTTGTAAACCCGCCAAGCGCAGCCGTCCCGAAGGTTGAAACAGCGGTTCCAATCCCGCCGAAGCCCATGCCCCCGCCACCCGCGGCCTGAGCCGCTGTGCCAACAGCACCGCCGCCGCCGCTTATGCCACCGGTGAAATTGATTGGGTTTCTCTTGGCTGTAAAAATCATGTCAAACAGCATGTTTTTAAAGATGTTTAGGACATTCTTGGCAAAGTCTTTGAAATCCTCAAACCCGCCGACCACAAAGTCTTTCCATGCGCCGCCCAAATCCCCTATGGCATCGCCAACTACAGCCCCCAGTTCGCGCGAACTGGCCTCCGCAACCGCAGTATTTTCGTCAATACCTTGCGCCAAACCCTCAACAGACCAGCGGCCTATTTTTGCGAATTCACGGGACGGGGATCGAATTCCGAGCTTGTCCTTTATGCCGTCCAGCATTCCTGTGCCCAAGTCGGAAATATAGCTTTTGAGATCTTTCCATTTTTCAGAAATGCCCTGTTTGATACCAGCGACAATCTCGTTTCCGATTTCCTCTGCCGCCTTTAACGCGTCTTTTGCGGTGTCCTTCAGCGACCCCCACAAATCAGCCCCGAAATCAACCACGGCTTTGATTGCGGCGTCCCAAGCCTCCCCCAAGGCGTCTATTCCGCGCGCAACGGCAAGGTTCAAATCAAGCATGGCAAGCGCAGCCGTATTCCCCAAATCGCCGAACCAAGAAATAGCTTCATCGAATTTTGCTGTGATTTCGTCCCAATGCGTCACAACTGCGAAGGCCAGCGCTGCCAACGCGGTGACGGTCAACGTAACGGGCGCTGAAATGGCAAGAATTGCGGTTACGGCAAGTCCCAAAATCGGGATCAAAACATCAAGATTGTCAGCAACAAGCAGGATCGCATCTGCAAGCGTGCTGGTCAGTCCCGCCCCTTGGTCCGCCGTTCCAATGAAGACCGTAAAGCTGTCATTTAGAACCTGAAACGCCCCCCCGATAGTTGCCGTTGTGTTGCCGAACGCATCTTTAACAACTTCCGACTGACTGAGCATGGCGTCAAAGAAAACTTCGCTTGTCAACTTGCCATCAAGCATCATTTGCCGCAATGCACCAAGGTCGCCGTTCACGCCATCAATCCCGTTTGCAACAGCGATCAACAGCCCCGGCGCGCCTTCAATCATAGAGTTGAATTCTTCAGCGCGTACCACGCCGCCGCTCATGGCCTGCGAAAGCTGCGTGAGCGCACCCGAAGCCGCAGTCGCAGAAGTCCCCGAAGCAGCGAGCGCCGTGGCGATGGTTTGGCTGAATTTGAACATTTCTTCGTCGGTTGCGCCGATGCTCTTTTGAGCCGAAACACGCATTTTCGTGTACAGGGATGCCGTAGCCTCAAGGGGCGTTCTTGTGTCTCTTGCAATCTGCGCCAATCGCCCAAGCTGGCTTGCTGCCTGTTCGGATGTTGAGCCAATCCCCAGAAGCCCGTTTCGCATGTTTGCGTATTCTTCAGCCGCCCCCAAAGCCTTGCGCACAGTCGCTGCAACACCCGCAACAGCAACAAGCTGCGCGGCCATCGTTTTTACAGACGACGTTACCGAAGAAAAAGACTTTGAGACACCGCCCATGGATTTTGCGGTTTCGCGTTCGGTGTCCTTACCCGCCTTGGTGAATTGCCCAAGTTCGGTTTTCCCACGCTTCAGATCACTGCTTTCGACCTTAATACCAAGCGTTGCATAATCGACCATTGCGAAACCTTTTCAGAAGTAACCCGCGCGTTGCCGCGCAGGCTTTGGGGCTTTATATCACGCCCATTGCAATATCCCAAGCGCGCTCTTGCGCTACCAAAAGACGTTTCTCTTCATCCTCAGACATGCCCGGTTGCCATGGTGAGTTCACCGCGACGGCATCAAATTCGTGATAAGCACGAACATATGCCCGCGATCCGTCAAGAATATCTTGGAAGTCAAAGCAACCAAGATCAACTTCACAACCCTTCGCCCAACTCCGCAACTCAGACGCAGTAAGCGGGACGGGACCATTCATGCCCTGCCCCGCCAATCCGGCATCATCCAAGCAGTCAATCAAGAACCGGGCCAAGCGGGGTCTTGGGAACTCAACCCGCTGACCATCGCTCATCATTTGGCCAGCCCTTGTCATTTTGGATTTCTCCGTTGCGCGCGTTGAATACCAAGCATTTTGCCTGACGTGCAGGATCACTTCCCGCTTGCGATTGACAAAAAATCATTGATTTCTTCAGCTTCGTCTTTCAACTGAGCGACAATCATCGGGTAGGCTTCATAAATCATTTCCGCCGCATCTGGCGAAAAGTCAATCGTGCCCTCGCCGTCCGGATTGGGCATGTTTTCCCAAGCCAATGTGGCGTCAGCCCAGTTTTCGGACGCAGCGTTTTCGCTGTTTTCCAAAAAGGCTTCAATCTCGATTTGGCTCATCTTCGACATGTCGATAGAACCGCCGTTTTCCTTCAGGCGGCGGGCAATGCGTTTACGCGCGCGGCTCTGAAGCGTGCCAGAGTGAGGCCCCAAAACTTTGATGCGTACCGGCTTTTTCTTGGCTTCATCCAAGTAAGCCAAGCGCCCGTTGTCTTTGATGTGGACCCACGCGCCGACTTCTGAGCGCTTTTTTGTGTCTGTAAGTTTAAACATGATTTGTCTCCAAGGTGATTGGTGAAGTGGTGAGGTGGCCCGCCGCTGCTCACCAACAACAGCGGGCCGGTTATCTCAGCTGAGATTTCTTAGACCTTAACTGTTCGGTCTGTGAATTCCATGCCGACGTCAGCGCGAACAATGCTGCCCACGTTCAGTTCTGTTGGCATGAATGATGTGATGATCGCTTGACGGTAATAAATCGTCCCGCTTTTCAGCGTCACCGCGATTGCCACAGTTGCGCCTGTCGCCGCTGCGGTTTCAAGTGCCGTCTGGCCTGTGTCGGATTCGTCAAACGCAACTTGAACCGTACCAGAACCGGCGCGGAAAATGTCGGACAGTTTGAATTCTGCCCCGTCTGACAGGCTGTCGAAGGACGCGATGTCATACGTGCCGTCAAGATCGGGCGCGTTGCCCAGCTTGCCGACCGCAATGAACGTCAGCGCGCCGAAGCCTGCGGCATTGACTGTTGCGGGGAGGGTTGCAGATACGCCGAGCGTGGTGCCTGCTGCTTGCTGTAGGGCCATGTCATTTCTCCTTGAATGGCTGCTGAAATGGCCTCAGAGGCCGTTGATAGGCGGTCGCCTATGGCGTTGCGGGGCCGTCATGCGTGGCCCCGGTATTCTATCCAGATTGGGGTTTCCCACCGGTTGTCGATTTCTTGCCCCTGTTTGACAGTGGTATTATACACTGAAACGCTGGTCCCGTTAAACGTCAAAAGCGTGTCCAAAGCAAAGGTTTCCGCGATTTCGCCTGCCTTGCGCTTGCTGACAACCTCATATTCCCCCAAAGGCGAAACCAAGTGCAGCACGATGAAGCCGCGACGGTCCCGCGGGTCGCCGCTCCCAAGGAATTCGCGCCCGTTGTCATTTGGCAGATGAAAGACTGACAGGAACTCGCCTGCGGGCTTGTCGCCGCCCTTTTGGGGCCACAGCACAGGATAGCCCGTGACGGTCTCGACCTTTGCCATCAGTGCGCTGTGTAGATCGCCTTCAATACTCATTTCGCGTTTAACTCCGTTCCGACTTTACGAGCAAGGCCATCAAACTTTTGGATTGAAAGCGCAACCATGCCGCCGGGGGCTTGGGTTGACCAACCTTCTTCAAGGCGCTGGGCATACGGCAGGTTGTTGACCAAGTAGACGGTATCGCCCTCACCGGCCTTGGCGTTGATGGTGCCAATCATTCGCCCTGTTGTCGCCCCGCCGCTTTTGTCTTTGGCATCAAGGACGCCGCTCGGCGCGCTGTTGATGCCCGCTTGCCAGTTGCCCTTAAAACGCCCGCCAACATAACCGCGCACAGGATGCTTCCACAAATCAGGGTTGCCGACCGGCGACATCAAGATGACCGACTTGAAAAGGTCCATGCTGATCTTTTGCAAGGCCTCGCGGCCCTTAAGCACGGTCTTCACCTCGAACTTTTCAAGATCGCTGCCGAAACTCATTTGAAGCATACCATGTCATAGAGAGCCGTGCTGCCGCCCGAAGCGACGCGCCCAAGGCTGCGGATTGTGAGCGTGCCGCGATCAACCGCAACCGTGTCGGCCAGCGTCACCTCGATCGTTGTCGGTTCAATGATGACTTGGAAATCACCGGCAAAGACGTTCGTCCCGTCAACCCGCTTTTCGTCAATCTCAAAAACGGCCGCGCGCGCGGTCACAGGGTCGGGCGTGGTGCCCGGTGTTCCGCCCGTGGGGTCAGATGGCCCGCCGCCGGTGGCGATGGGCGTAGGGCGCTGAATTGTGGCTGTCTGGATGGCGTCCGGCTGCTTCGCTGCGATCTTGTTGAATGCCGCCGTGACCTTGCTGCGAATTGTCGCCATTTATGCACGCCGCAAGGCAACTTGCCCTGTCCCTGCCGTGACGTATGGGCGCAACAGCCCTTCAATCGCAATCAAGCGCGGCTTGCCCGTGGGCAGCGTTTCGGCGTCGATCGTGATTGGTCCCACCTTGATCATTTCGCTGGTGACGCTGGTTTCAATCGTGGCAAACGGATCAAGACCCGCTTGGATCAGATACGCCAGTTCGAACTGGGCAGCGATAACGTCTTGCGGGATTGTGTCGGGATCGACAGGCCATCCATCGACCAAACCCTGAACAATGCGGGGCCAAGAGCGCGCCTGAAACTGGTATTGTTTGACGCCAATGAAGGTGCGCTGTTGATCAAGGGCCGCCGCCGCGCGTCGCAGGTTGGTCTCATTCGCTGCATCAGTTGCTTCAAGCGTCCAGCCGTACAGTGCCGCCTGCGCCGTATATTGCGCAAGCGTCCCATAGCTGTCCGAAGCAATGCCGCCGATTGTTACGTCTAAAGCCATATCAGTTATCCACCTTCACCGTTGCCAAGATGCCGTTGATTCCACCGCTGACAGATACATCGGTTGTTGATGCAGCCGCCACCAAGCGAACATCGGCGTTCTGAGGTACGACAAAGAATGGCCTAAATTCGAACATCTGTCCGCCGCTTGATGAGTTGCTCAGTGTCAGGTCTGTATGAGTGAGGAAAACGCCGCCCTTCTGCCTTACCTGCAACTTGAAATCAACTTGGGCGTCCTTCTTCTTGTTGACCGACGCCCATGCCTGCGTGATGAACCAATAATCGTTTTTCGAAATCGTGGTCGCTGCCTTCTCCGTTTGCTGATCAATCGCCAACGCAAGGGCGTGGATTTTGGATGCCGTGTCGGGAACACCGCCTGTCAACGTGTCGTCCTCGTATACATAGACGTCGCCAACAAATGCAGTTCCGTTGGCGTTGTGAATCTGGCTGCACCGCGCAAGAGGCGCGGCCAGAAGAACCTTGTTCTGCCCGTCGAGGGTGGCAGATTGAACGATGAATGTGAAATCACCGTTGCCATCAATGGTATGGCCTTCGATGACGACGAAGACAGTGTCACCGGCATTGGACGAAGACACAGTGTCGATGGCGTTGGTCGTGGCGTAGGTCTCATTCCCGCCTTGTGCTTGCACCGTCTCAAATGACGTTCCAAGGTTGGCATAAGAACCGAACTTCAGGAGCGACTTGGGCTTGACCTCCACCACGTCGCCCGTGCTGTGGTAAACCTCTCGCAGCGCATGTTCAGTCCAGAAGTCGGGATGATATGGGACGCGCGCGGCTGTTCCCGTCGCGTCTTGCTCCGCTGCCAAGAGGGCATCGCCCGCCTTAGAATATGGGCTTATAACGCCACCCACTTACTTGCCTGCCTTTTTTGTCGAAGGCGCGGCCGCCTTAGATGGTACAGGCTTCGCGTTTACGCGCGGGTCATCAGCGTTGACGATTTTTGTCTTGCCGTTCACCGTGATCGTTGCTGTCTCAATTTTCATGGGCCTTCTCCGCTGCTGATATTGGGAAAAGGGGCAGTTGCCCGCCCCTTTGAAAATATCAGCCCAGCAACAGAGCGATTGCATCAGGCTTCCAAGCTTTCGCTTGGTAAAGCGTGGTGATGTCGATCATCGCCTTGTTGTAACCCTTGTAAACGCTGATCTGGAAAACCAGACCGGAATGAGGGTCTTGAACCGTCATCATGTCCACAGCGCTGTCACCGCCGAGCGGCTTTGCGAGGGGACGCATAGCCAGTTCGACTGCGGAGCGGTGCAAACCGATGTTCGCGGTGTAGCTGTCACCAATCGTCATTTCAACAGTGTCGGCAAGCGTGGCACGCAGGCCCGGTCCGCCGATGACTGCCGTACCGGATGCAGCGGTAAAGCCGGTGTTCACAACATACTTGCTGGTGTCACCCGCGAAGGTCACAACGTCACCCGGCAGCAATGTGCCGCCGTCGCCGCCATCAAGTGCGATGGAAGTTTCACCGATAGGCTCGCCGCCTGCCGCGTCCAGCCCAGTCGCCGTGCCTTTGGTGTGCGACTGCACGCCCGCGCTTTCCTTAAGCATGAAGCCCTGAAGATCAAGCAACGTGCCCTGACGCAGCATTTCGCCGCCGCCAGCTTCGTTGACCTTCTGCAACTGTGCCAACTGACGCAGGTTTGTGCCTGCTAGCGAGTTCACAACCAAGGACAACTGCCCGTCATTGACCGGCATTCCGTTGTCCATGATGATTTGACGCAGTTCCGCGATCTCGTTGAAATTGGAACCGAAAGGCGTGGTACCTGCGGTGCCAAAAGCGCGAGAAGCGTTTTTGTAGGCCTCGGCAGCAATGGCGGCTTCGATGTTGTTTGTGATGCCGCGCATGGCTTGGGCGATCTGGTCACCATAGATGGTTTCGTAGCCCGCGCCGTTGTTGACGTGCTTGATGTCTTCGCCAGTCCACGGGATGCGGACGGAAGCGATTGTGTTCAGCGTCATCGTTTTATTGTCAACGGTCTGATCGTCGCCTTCTGGGATCGTCATCGAAGGCGTCGCAGATGTGTTGACGGTTGCCGCGCGCGTTACGAAGGAACGAACTGTGTCGCCCTGTGCGGCCTCTTGCGAACCGCCGTTGATCGTCACTGCGGGGATGAAGCCGACCACTTCGCGGCCGACAATGTCTGCGGCTTTGTAAATGTCTGCCGCAAGGTCTGAAAGTACGTTTGCCATTTGGCTAAACTCCTAATTCGCGGTCAGTCTTTGACTTTGCCGCCTGATTTCGAAAATGTGGAACGGTCAACATGAGACATGCTGTCCCATTGCGCCCGCGTCACTGTCTCAGATGTTGGCGTCCCGCCGCTTGATCCAGTAGGCTTCCCGCCTCCTGATTTCCCCGCGTCCCGAACGGCATAAGCCTTCGTTCCCGCAAGTTCCTTCGCCAAGTCGGCTAAGGTTGCGCCGTGGTTGGCACCGCTGCCAATCATGGCTTTACCGTCCGGCGTGACCACCTGTGGCGCGCCGTCCTCGTCGTATTGTACACGATTTAGTGCCGTTAACGCAATATCATCTATTGCCTCGGCAATAAACCCGGCTTTACCCAGTTCTGCCTTGAGTTCAGAAAGGGTATTCCGCTGCATCATTTTGTTGATGCGCTCATCGCGCGCGCTGATCTCGCCAGAATACTTCTGTTCCATGGCGTCCAGCTTGGCTTGCGCGTCTTCAGCCCCTTTGCCGGTCCCTTTTGCCTTCTCGGTCAGTTCGGCAATGCGAGATTGGATCTCATCAGGCTTGCCAAGTTTGGCATACTGCGAAACGCTGTCCCGCTCTTTGGCAAGGGCGCTTTTCAGCCCTGAAACATCTTCAGGCTGCGGAATGGCGGTCAGGTCAAGATGCCCTTCGGAGACGTGGCTTTGCATCCATTCGGGCAGTGCGGTGGCGTCGGTGACTTCGATCTTCATGGTGTGACATCCTGTCAGTTGCGGGCGTCTCGCCCTTGGGTTGGTGATTTGTGCCCTCAGAAATACATCCCGCGTTCGGGGTCGTTTTCTGGGGGGATATGCTCAAGGTCTTTTTCGAAATCTATCGGCGACCCGCGATCAAGTGCGGCTTGCATAAGTTCGTCAAGCCTTTCGTAATCGTCCGGCGACATTGCGCGGCTGTCTGGAAACTCAGCGCCGGGGAAGGCGTCAACGTAAGCCTCCAGAACCTTATTCAAATTTGCCATCGGCATACCCTTCTAATATCCCCTCAAACCTTGCAGAGGTTTGAGGGAAAAACTTTTTAAAGACAGTGTATTGCGTGTCATTTCCGCTGGTGTATGCCTCGAACCAGTTGGCCCAAAGCTGCCCGGTGTTCCCTGTCCCATATGGGAACTTATCCTTCGACGGCATCAGGCCACCAATACCAACGTCCCCGTAAAAATCAACCGTTCTGCGGTCATGGGAGCGCGACTGGCTGTAATATGAAGCCGGGTGTCCAAACCTGTAACCCAATGACTGATTGGTGGACGCGCCAATACTATCAGAAAGTCCAGAAAGCGGGCTTTTGTGCGTAATGGATGCACCCCCATCGTAAACCAAACGAACGTGATCTCCATTGTCAAAAGCTGCGAAAAAGTCAGCGGCGTCTGAATACAGGTCTTTCCCCGTCTTGCTGCCCGTGAACATATGCGGGAAAATATCCCTGACCTCTTGTTGATCAAGCCCGCGCTTTTCAAAGTCTGAATTCACCTCTGAAACACCGTTGCCTACCCTATCTGCTTTTCTGTATCTTGATCGGATTTCAAAGCGGTCTTTCTCCACCTTATCAGAAAACGCGCGGTTTACGGGAACTTTTTTATTTGACCAGACGTTATGGAACGGCTTTGAAACTGTAGCAAACAGAATTTTGGCATCTTCGCCAAGTTCCTTTTTTGCCAGCCTAGAAGGGCCAAGAACATATCGCAAGCCCAACTTGTCCCCAAGCCCTCTGGCCTCAAGAGCCTTCACGTTCATGTCGTTGTCAATAAAGTGCGCATATTCGTGGCGCATGACGGCTTTGTAATCTTCACCGCTGTGCTTTGACGACATCTGTATCGTGTTCGTTGATGACTGAAAGTGCGAACCCTTACCGCTTCTGACTTCTTTCAAATTCGCGGCCCGCTGAATATAGCGCAGCCTTTCCGGCCTTGCGTTTTCGAATGCGGGTTTCACGAACTCCGCCTCAACTGACCCTTTGCCCGCCCAAACGTCTTCAGGTTTGGGTTTGGGTTTGGGTTTGGGTTTGGGCGTGGGCGTGGGCGTGGCTTTAACCGGTGCCATCTTGCGCAGTTCATCAAGCGACAATTCGCGGCCCGACTTATCAACGAATTTCTTGACGTTCATTCCGTCCCTGAAAAGATCGGCCTTGCCCTTGCCCAGAACCTCATCCTGAAAAGCTGCGGGCTGCTTGCGAAGCCATGCGTCATAATTCTGATCGGCTGGCACTTGCCCGTTCATGCTTGCGCGCGTGCCCTCATCAACTTCGCCAATGTCATAGCCCAGTTCTTTCCATGACTTTGTGATCGGCACGGTCGCCGATCGGCAGTTGAAATGGGCGGGCGGTCGCGGCCCCTCATCGGGCGGGTAGATTTCCCCGTCACGCGCTTGGCAGATCGCGCTTGTCTTGCCGTCCAGCGTGCTTGTCCACTGCACGCCCTTGATGACGCCTTCATTGGCCTTGTAGACCTCGTTTCGCGCCGTGTTGGCGGTGTGAGCAAGGGCCGTTCGCGTGACAGCCTCCATGTCCCGGCGCGCGCGGTTGAAAACGCCGTTCTTGTAGCCTTGGACAGCAGTGCCGCGAAGCGCGCGGATGATTTCGGGCGTGGTCTGGCCTTCAAGAAAGCCCAGCCGGATCGTGTCGCGTATCTTGCGAAAAGACGCTTCGGGTAATTCGCGGTAAACATCCGCAAGCAGCTTGCCTTGAAACGGTCGGGCGTTCGTCGCCGCGATCACCTGTGCCGGTGCAGGTGTGACCGTCTGGAACGCAACAGGGATTTCATCGGCGATCGTGCCCGCAACGAATTCGCTTTCAATCTCTGCAAGCCCTGCGATGTCCACTGTCAGCACGCCCAGCGCGTCCTTGTGTCCGGTGGCGATGATCGCGCGAATGTCTTTCAGCAGTTTTTCTTGCCGCGTTCGGCTCATGCCTTCGCTGGCGTCCAGCAGCCGCTCGACAATGCGCGCCTCGGATGCCTTGAGCGTATCCAGCACGCGCCGGGCCGCACCCTTGAAGAAGCGCTGAAGGACCACGTCCCGACCCGTTAGCTTGTCAGCGATGTCGTCATTCACGGCCATTTATGCGCCGTCCCCCAAATCAACAGGCTCAAAGTCGATCGCGTCGATTTCGTCCTCTGCGATGATGTCAGGGCTGATGAAGTTCCTGCGTGCCAGTTCATTGATGAAGGTCGTCTGCGAAAGGTTGCCGGATGTCACAGATGCCAAGAGCGCCATCACGTCATTGGCCTGCATTGGCGTAACGCCGAATTCTTTGTTGACCTCGACATTGATGGGCGGCTCTCCAAGCCCGCCGTAGAACGCGACCCAAATCATCGCCTGTTCCAGCGCGTCCTTGAGGCTGTCCGCCATCATTGCAAGCGTGCTGGTTTCTTTGGCTGCGGCCAATGCGGCCCCGGTTGCGCTTTCATTGACGACGCGCTTTGCGGTAAGCTGAAGCCCCAGTTCCTCCATCTGATCCTCAAGGTCTTTCAAGAGCGCCTGCGCTGTTGTGACCGCTGCGGTATCTGTGGCGACCCATTTTGCGTCTGCCTCCGCGTTCCTGCTGGTCATCGCCATGGACGAAGACAGAACCATTTCGGTTTCATCGTCGAAGCCGGTCAGCAACATTACGGGAATTAGGCTGTAATGGCTGTTGTTCCGAATGCCGGATTGCAACTGCCAATGACTGATGTTCACGTCAATCATGCCCTCAAGCGGTGGCTTACCGGTGAAGAACCCTGTTCGCTTGGCGTAGTATGGAATGACCGTGATTTCTGGGGCTTCGGTCAGGTATTTGTCAACCATAACCCAAGCGTCCTTTTTACCCTTGCGGTAAAGGCGGACCTGCACCGCGTCTGGCAGCCGGTCCAGCACGCGAACCTGTTCGACCTCGATGGTGCTGAATTCGTCAGCCGGGTCTTGTTCTGTCAAGTGTTCCATGATGCGCAGTTGCGACAAGGCCAGCACATTGCCGAAAAGCGCTGTTTTCCAGCCCAGAATTTCCTCGACCTGCAAATGTACCAGATACGGCCGCAGGCCCATTTCCGCTGCCTGCTGCCGGGTGGTTTCTGCATCGCGCCGAGGGGCTTCGACCATGATGTAGGAAACGCCCGAAACAAAAGCATCCCGGAAAACCTCAAGAGCGAACGTCGAAAGATCGCGGCCTTGCATGTCGATGTTCTGCGCCCATTCGTTCATTTGGTCCGGTGCGTCCACAATCTCAACCGGCTGCGCGAACACCTTACCGGTCATTTGCTCAACCGCGCGGGGAAAGGCCTCGAATAGCGTGCTGCGCTGAAGCTTTTTGGCGTAGGCTTCTGCGCTTTCTGCGTCGAAGCGCGGCAAGTATGCCTCGCCCGCCTTGCGCATTGCTGCGGTGCCACCCATGAGCGCGCGCCCCTTGGTTGTGGCTTCAATCATGGCGCTAACGGCCTTGGTGCGTTTTGCAACTGTCTCAGACATTTTTGGCCCTCATCATAGCGGCATTGCGATTTGTTTCATACCCGGTCGGACAACTGGCAGCCTTTGAGCAACAAGATAGCCCAGCGCATCATTCGGGTGGTCATGGCCTGAACTCTTATCAGGTTCTCCGTTCTTATCATAGCTCTGCTGTTCAAGCGCTTCGGCTAGGTCAGGGCATGCGGTGTCATTGACCAAGAGCCTGCCCTTTTCCAGCGCCGCGTTCATGCTGACGATCCGGTCTTTTACGCGCGGGTTAGCGGCGGGTGCGCGGATGGCGAATTTTGCATTGCGCAGGAGTTGCAGATCGGACGTGGAAGCGTCAACGGTCTTGGTCGATCCGCCGCTTGCGTCTGGATAAATCGTGATGTGATGGCCCGCGTATTTTTCTTTGAGCGTTTCGATTAGGCGGGGCGTGTCCCGGATCCCTTTAAGTTCTGCAACGGCGTGCCATTCATCCCCGCGCCGAACGACGATCACAGACGCCATATTGTTGACGTTAAAGTCCTGCCCGATGTGCAGCGGCTCCGATGGCTTGATTTCCTCAGAAGATCGGCAGGCTGCGCGATCATAACTGCTGTAAACTGTGCCGCTTGTCAGGTTGACGAACTGGCCCTCGATATATGCGTCGATCAGTTCCGCCGGATAGCTTGCGCGCAGGTTGTCAACGTAATCGCTTGGGAGAAACGGGTTGCTGTACGTTGCCGCTTGGAAGATTTCATAGTTTTCTGTCGGGTTGCGCTTCCAACGGTCGTAAGTGAATTTGAAACCTTCGGGCGTGGTGTATGCGCTGACCCGGTTGAACGGATTTCTGATGCCTTCGGGCTTTTGCCGGTTTCTGGCGATGATTTGGTTCCATGCGTGCCGTGCGTTTTCGGCCTTGAGCGTGTCGAGTTCGTCAACATGCGCGCGGTATGTTTCATATCCGACAATGCGCGCGGGGTTGTCCATTGTGCGCAGCACGAAGTCCCCAAAACGGGGGTAGTTGCAATAAATGATGTTTTCCGACTTGTTCCATTTGTGGGGCACGCCGATTTCGTCCAGCTTTTCGCAGATACGCGGGGCAGTTATAAGGCGCACAAGGTCATATGTGGGAGCATACAGCCCGATGAGCGCGCCTGCGCTGTGGGCGGCGTCACTGATTGCAGAACAGCACATGATTTCCGACTTGCCAGAGCCGAAGCCCGCAACGAATGCGGGATGCTTTGCCTTTGACAAAAGGAACCGCTCCTGCGGCTCAGTCAGCGTCAGGCGTATCGGATTTTGCGCGTTCAATGTGCCATCCGTCATAAGGTAGGTTGATTGTTACGTTTTGTCCCTCGTTTTGGAACATACCTAGATGCTTTCCAAGTTTGTCCAACGCGGTCAGTTTGTCCCAAGTTTTGATCTTGGAGACGTATTCAAATTCCCTGTTACCGTCTTCGTCGGTGCCTGCTGATCGCGAAACGACTTCCATTGATGAGATTGCACCTGCGGTGCTGTCATCCCAATCGTGCGGCGATTGGATGCGGCCGTCTTTTGTCAGGATTTTGCGGAGGTCTGAGAAGCCGATCTTTGCGAGTTCGAACAGGATCATGTCTTGTGTGATATTGGTGCGCGCTGATCTTTCCGCTTTGGCTGCGGAAACTGCCGCCGCGATCTTAACATTGCTCAACAGCCTAGAGCCTTGCGCTTCTGCCGTTGCTTTGCTGTATCCCGCCCGGATTGCCGCCTGTGTGGCGTTCATGTCTATCAGGTATTCTTCGACGAAGCGTTCCTGTTTTGGCGTGAGCGACATTGCGACTTCCCGTCTGGTTTGGTCAGGCTTCCCGCCCGACCTTGCTGCGTTGTATCTTAAGGCTCTTTCGACTTATCGGCAAGTCTTTCTTGTGCTATCAGGATCGCTGCGGCCGCGAAGCCTTCAAGCGTTAACTGTTCGGGCGTTCTACCGAGACGCAGCAGGTGCGCGGCCATCCTGATCTGTCGCTCCATCATTTAGCCACCCAGAAGCGCATAAGGTTGTTTGTATCCCACTCCGAGACGATGATGCCTCGCGCTTGCAGTGATCGCAGCGCTGATGTGAGTGTATTGCGGCCTGCGCTTTTCACCCCAATGGCGTTTGCGATGTCGTCGATTGTGCGAATGCGCCGATCAGCCATCAGTTTGCAAATGGCGATCTTTTCTTTGTAAAAGCGGATTGGCTTTTGCGATCGCGCCGCTTTCTTTCGGCCTTCTTCGCGCGCCAGAGATGCCGCCCATGCGTCTGCGTAGGTTTCTTCAAATGATGTGTTGTTGTCGGTCATGCTTAAATCCTTCCGTGGTTTTCGTGAAAATCGTATTTGATTTCGGCTTCTGCCCTTGCGGCGGCGGCATCTTCGATGCTGTCAAAATAGCCAAGATGGATGCTTTTCCTATCAACCTTAATCCGGGCCCACCACTTCGCGCTGCGTTTATCCCAATAAACGCCGACAACGCCACTTGTGTTGTCGCATCGCAGTTTCTGGTTTTTGTTGTTTTCACGGTTGGTGGCTTCGCGCAAGTTCACCATGCGATTGTCTACCCGGTCGCCGTTTATATGATCAAGATGATCTGCTGGCCAAGCGCCGTGGTGGATGGCCCAAGCAACGCGATGGGCGCGAAACATGCGGCCAGACAGTTTGATAAGAACGTAGCCCTCATTGTTAAGACCCCCCGCCGGTTTATTGGCAAACCTCGCGTTCCACGTTTTATATGAGCGTTCGGTTTTGAAAAGTGACGCGTCGCGCGGCAACCAGAAAAGCTTTCCGGTTTCGGGATCGTACCGCAACAGGTTGCGCAATTCTTCGATGTCAGGTAATTTCTTTTTAGACATTAGCTGGCCCTTTCACGGCTGATGTTAGAGCGGCGTCGAGGTTCCTACACCTCCGCCGCTTGTTCCCCCCACCATAAATTTTTACAGCGGGGGGGGCGCAAGTTTTTATACGATGCGCCGAATCGTGGCGAGCTTTGCGTTTGAATATTTGGTGTGAACTTGGAAGACGCGGTCTTCCTTGAGTTTGGATACCAAGGTTGTAAACAAGCCCTTGCCTGCGTCGCTTCCGTCCGGAGCCAAAAACCCATCTACGTCAACAGAGTCACCGACCAGCATGTCATCCAACAAATTTGAGACAGCGGCTTTGCACGTGTACGGTCTACCTGTGCGGCATTTGGTTGCCAAGCTTGCGTCAACGATCATTTCAAAAACCCTTTCAAAAGTTTCAACAAGTAAATTTATAAACCAATAAACTTGTTAACGCAAGGCGAAAAACCCCAACCTCGTCGAATTCTGCAAGTTTTTTTTTGAAAACCCCCGCCCTATCGTCATGCGCTTTTCTCGCAGGGGGTGGGGGCGATAGGGACACGAGGGACAGAGGGACACTTAATTTGACTCGGTCTGAGCCATAGGAGTTTAACTGTGTGGAAATCCCAAATGCTGCAATATTACAAAAACACAAAACCTTCTACTACAACTCTCTATTAACTGTCCCCTGTCCCTAAAAAACACTAAAGCCTTGTAAAACAAGGGAAATTGGCGGGGACAGAAACATTTTTTACTGTCCCCGAAAGGTGGTTTTCCTGTCCCCGATTTCATCACATTGGAGGTTCGTCAAAAAATTCGACGCTTGAGTGATAGTCCTGCACGATCTTTCTGGCCTCCTCGTCGTGGAGTTTGTGTCCCTTGATCCAGACGCGGTGCTTCTGTCCCTTAACTTTGAAGAAGCCCGGACCAACGGGTTTGTAGCCCAGATCGCGCATCATGTTGCCCAGTGCACGTCCGGTTGGTAGCACCGCATCGTTGTTGCTGTCAGCAAGCGCGCAGGCGTTGAGGTGGGTCACGTCAACGATGTTTTCGTTGATCACGTCGCACCAATAATCAGAGAGCGCCTCGCGCACGGCGATCTGGTCGTCAGTTTCGTTTGCGACCCGCATGGACGCGATGCCCTTTGTTGATGGTGCGCGCCCAGACGGATTGAATTCCGCCCCTTGCTTGCGGTCCAACAGCCAGCGCCCGATGGCATCCACACGCCTATCGCTTTCCGAAAACAGACGATTGAAATAATCACCCACCGCATCTTCCCCGCCCATTTCCTCAAAGAAATCGGTCGCGGTCTGTTGCTTTGTGAAGATGACGCAATATCGGCGATCGTTGTTTGATATTGGGATGGCGTCCTGATGGTTGGTCAGCATCAGATACGACGTGAAGTTTGGGGCGCTATACCCGGCCCGGCCCTTTGGCTCCACCGCGATATGGTCGTTTGAAAGCACCGGCTTGATCTTGTCCAAAATCGTGTATTTGCTTGTGCCGCTGATGCGAATTTCTTCAACGCAAGCGAGGATGGAACCGACCGCCCAATCATTGAAATTGCCTTCAACCATTGACGGCAAAATGGGCTTGGCGTTTTCGCCCATCAAAAGCTGCATGATTTTGAAAAAGTAGGTTTTACCGTTCCCTTCAATGCCCCATAGCAACATGGCCCATCTGACCCGCTGCCCTTGGTTTTGATAAACATACGACAGCCAATCCAGAAAAATATTTCTTTCGCGCTCATCTTCGATCAGCATTGCCACGTGGTCCAAAAACAGTTGCACCACGGCCAAGCCGTCTGCGTCACCCTCAAGCGCGCCTGCCTCAAGAGCTGGCCTACCGCTTGGGAAATAGCTGTTGAGGCAGTCCTTTCCGTCCATTGTGAAAAACCTGCCCATGTTCGGCCAGAACACGCTTTGCGCCACTGTGGGGATTTGAGCATAGTTCAAAGCAAAAGTGGCCGCGTCGGTTTCAAGTTCCGAACAAATCGGTTGGCGGTCATATCTTGCGCGAAACGCCTCGCGCTTGATGCCATAATCGCGGACATGGCTGTTGACGAATAAGCAGTTCTTCTCGTCATAAACCCAATCCGCCAACCAACCGGGCGTCTCGATACGTTCAACGTCATCAGCATCGCGCGCAGGGGCAGCCGCCTTGACAGGCTTAAACGCTGCCTTGACTTCGCGCAGTCCCATGCCGACGCCCTTGGCAAAGCCCTCATGCGCGATGCCCGCCAGCATTGATCTGATGTCGGGGGGCATTTGCATTGCGTTCATTTGCTGGATGCGCTTTTTGAAATCGCCATATTCGGCCATGGTGCTGATCGCCGCCGCCTGATCTTCAAGCGATCGGGCAACATCACCACCAGCGACAACCGCAACAGCGCCACCTTTGAGGCCCCCGGCGGCCTTGATGATGGACGCCATTGTTACGGGCGCGCCCGATCCGCCGAACGACCGCCATTTGACCCTCATTTGTTTGGCGTCATGCTTGCTGCTTTGGGCTGACCAGTTCACCCACTGTTGAAAGCCCTCGTCGCTCTTTTGCGTTTGGTGGGCGATCGCCATGCCGCAGCGCAACCATTCTTCGTAGTCGAGGCCCTCTGCCGGGTAGTTTTCCAGCAGTGCCGCGGCATCTTCGTCGGTGATGTCGAGGGGCTGCGCAGCGATGGCAAGATCCAGATCGAAAACGTCGCCCTGATCGGCGTCGGGCTGTGCCTTGATAATCAAGCCCATGGCGTCAACGTCCAGCACGCCGGTGCCGCCTTGCGCTGACCAAGGTTCGACGCCGATCATGTGAGAGGCAAGGAACATGCCTTGCGACACTGAGAACGAGCATGGGTCTGGTTCGCCAAGGTCGAGGGCCTCGGCAATAGCCGTGATTATAGCCTCATATTCAGCCGCGCTGACACTGCGCGAAAGAGGGCACATGATACGCACGCGGGGGCTTTCGGGCGTGTGCCGGAACGTGCTATAAGCAAGCCAAGACGTATCCGGCAGGCTTAGTTCCAATGCGAGTTCTATGTCGCTTAACGAGTGCCCCGCGAGATTGTCGTAATCCAATGTAGCAATCTCGCGGGTTTTCACATTGTCGGCCCGTCCGCGCGTCTCATCCTCGCGCACGCCGCCGATGATCATGGCGCGCTTGATGCTTTCCTCTTTGCTGCCATAGCCGATTGACTTTGTGACGCTGTTGGCGAAACTGACCCAAGGGGCTGACTTGGTTTCTATTTTCGCAAAGCTGGCGCAATACGAAAACGAAACTTCAAAATCTGTGTTTGGTTTCAACATCATTCTTGCGCTCCCCGGTCTGCATTATCCACGGCAGTTTGGCGCAGCACTTCGCGCACGGCCGCAAGATCAAAGCGAAAATCGCCGCGCGCAGTTGGGAGTTTCAAGCATGGGATTTTGCCCGTGTTTGCAAGTCGTAAGACCGTGTTTTTGGTAAGCCCCAGTTCTTCGGCCAGTTGGGTTGATGTGAGCATGTCAAAAATCCTTCAAAATTCATATTGCCTTTCGCAGGTTATACGCGTTATATGTCGAAACGCAACATGAAAAAAGGATGACGAAAATGCTAGAACAGAAAATTGAAGCGCTCACCGCAGCCATTGAAGCGCTGACAGCCAAGCTGGACGCCGCGCCGATCACGGCAAAGCCCGCGGGTGCGCCAAAACCCGAAGCTGCCTCAACGCCCGCTCCCGCTCCCGAAACACCGACGAACGCCGACAACGGCGATGCGACCAGCGCACCAGACGTCGATGCGATCAGCGCAGCGGCGATTGCTGCATCACGCAGTGGGCACGGCCCGGCGATCAAAGCAAAATTGGCTGAATTGGGTGCGCCGCGCATCAAAAAGCTGGACGCTGACGGCCTTGCGGCCTTCGCGGCATGGCTTGAAGGGTTGGACCAGTGAAGCATTCAAACCTTGGCGCGTCCGGCGCGCACAGATGGCTGCACTGCCCCGGTTCGGTTGCGGCAGAAGCCGCCCTGCCTGACACACCAAGCATCTTTGCCGAGGAAGGCACGCGGGCGCATGATCTGGCTGAACTGGCCCTGCGCACGGGCAGTGCCGCGCTTGATCTTTTTGAGGATGAGGAAATGGCGGGCTTTGTGCGCGTCTATACTGAATACGTTGAACGCCTGTCTGTTGACGCGGATTTGGTGATGATCGAAGAGCGCGTTGATTATTCTGATTGGGTCGATGGGGGTTTTGGCACTGCCGATGCCGTTGTCCTTCGCGGCAACAGCTTGCACGTCTGCGATTTGAAATATGGCATGGGCGTGCCGGTGAGTGCAGATGAAAACCCCCAAGGCATGCTTTATGCTCTTGGGGCATACGCGGCTGTCGGGCATCTTGTCGACGTTGAAAGCGTCACGATTTCGATCATCCAGCCGCGCTTGGACAGCATCAGCGAATGGGCAATCAGCGTTCCTGATTTGCTGCGTTGGGCCGATTGGGTGGCGCAGCGCGCAGAGGCCACCAAAGCGCCGGACGCGCCGCGCGTACCGGGTGAGAAGACCTGCCGTTGGTGTAACGCCAAACATAACTGCGGCGCATTGCTCAAGGCCACCACCGACGCGCTGTTGACTGAGTTCGACGATTTGGACAATTTGCCGAACCCTGACACTCTGACGGATGATCAAATCGGCGCAGCGCTTGCGGCAAAAGCGCTGATTGAAGGTTGGTTGAACGCCGTTGCTGGTCACGTCAAAGGTCGGCTTGAAAGCGGCGAAGGTTTTCCCGGCTATAAGCTGGTGGCAGGTCGATCATCCCGAAGCTGGAAAGACGAAGATGATGCAGCAAAAGAACTTTGCAAGATGATCGGG